GCCAACTTCCATATCGACGTTCAGCGGCTTGGAGGCCACCTTGTCGAGCAGGGCACCACGGAACTGCTCAATCGACGCGCCATCACGAATGGCGGATTCGCCAAACTCGCGCTGGCCGTGACGGCTGGCAAGGTCAAGAATCGCCGCAACGCGCTCGCGCTCGGCCTTTGCAGCGCCCTCTCGGGCGATATTGATATCTTCCATTTTCGTCTCCTTAACAAAAATTACAGGGTCAGCAGCCGGAGCCGGTGCGGGCGATTCCAAAGAACGCCCGACGCCAACGCTGGTATCTGCCGGAATTGAAACAATGCTGATCTCAAGAGGCATCCAACGGGTCGCGCGGTAAATCTCCCGATCACCTTGCTTCCCATCAGAAACCATCTCGTTGATGACGTAACCGACAGACACGTTCGACCGTATTCCGTCTTTCACGTCTTGATAGATTTCCTCGGCCCTTGCGCTTTTCCCAAAGCGCACGACTGCACGCGCCACGCGGTCAGCCCCGAGGTTGATCTGCTCCACGACTCCGATCTGATCGGACATCTCGTGATCCACCAAAAGCGGCGCGCGGCCGCTTCCGATAAATTCTGTATTGATCGCACCGGGCGAATGGTCGAGCACTTCCATGCCCCAGCCGCGATCCACCGGCATCTCGCTCGAAAACGCGAGAGTCGCGCGGCGGTCATCTGTGACCACGCGCTCGAACACCGCAGAGCGAAACACGCGGTCGGTTGGCCCCTTGCGTTTGCCCGGCCCAACGTAGTCGGGATCGCCCGGCTCATGGCCGTAGATATCCTTCGGGCGCTCTGCCTCTGCCACAACTTCTGCGGCTTCTTCGGCGGCTTCCTCGAAAGCCTCGATCTCATCGTCGGCCTCTTCGCTTTCATCCATGTCGTATTCAGACTTGGCGAAAGTCACCGTTACAGTCGCTTCATCCTCGACGACAGCGATCACATGGCGCTTTTCTATCGTGTCCATATTTCGGCCCTCATCTTCTCGATCCAGTTCTTCGCTCTTGCGACTAGCCCAGGCTTGGCCGGGGTCTCCGCCCCAGAGTGCCCACGCGATACGGCCCGCCGAGGGGTAGCCCTCTTCGCCGGGGCTGAAGCCCTCGGCTTCTTTGTCAACTTCGTGTCTTGCAAAGTAACTCACCATCCTTCGGACTGTTTCGGGCGAAAGATTCGTCCGATTCTTGATGTCACGCGCTCGAGCAACACCGACGGCTGTGCCGCCGCGCCCGAACTCTTCACGCCAAGCAAGTCCGCGCTCGGCCTCTGCTGCCATCGCCTCTGTAGGCTGTAAATCTACCGCCATTATTCCAACCTCAAGAAGGATTCTGCGCTTGTTGTCAAGGTGAGTGCAACTACACGCACCGTGCCGTCGCTTCCCTTCACCTTGATGGTCAGAGTTGAGTTGTCGGTAATCTCAAAAACCATATCGCCGTTGCTGGCCGGAGTCGCACTCGCGCCAGGCTGATATGTCACCGCGCCAATGCTGCCGCCCGTAATCGCTACGGCGCTCGCATTCTGCGTGGACATCGTGCCGAGGCCCGAAACCGCCGTGTTGGCGATTGCGATATTCGTATTCGCTGCGGCAGTCAGTCGGCCCTGCGCGTCCACCGTAAAGGTGCCCACTTGCGAGGCCGAGCCATACGATGCCGCTGTCACTGCCGTATTGGCGAGCGCAATCGACCGATTCGCGGTCAGATCGCCGCCGCCGCTCAAGCCAGTGCCAGCCGAAATCGTGATGGCCGATGCCGCAGCGCCGAGGCTCGTCAGTGCAGCCCCCGCCGTCGTCGCACCCGTACCGCCGTTAGCCACGGCCACAGTGCCGGTTACGTTCGCAGCCGTGCCGGTCGTATTCTGGTTCAAGGTCGGCACGTCACCGGCTTGGATAGCCGACATCACCACATTCGTGCCGTTGCCGCGCAGATACTGACCGCTCGTCACAGCACCGGCAAACGTATTCATCGCAGACTGCGCGGAGGTCTGCCCAGTGCCGCCGTTAGCGACGGCAAGGGTTCCGGCTAGGGTAATCGTCCCGGCCCCTGTAATCGGCCCTCCGCTCGTTGTAAGCCCGGTCGTGCCGCCGCTGACATCAATGCTCGTGACCGTGCCAACGCCGCCAGCGGGCACCCACTCAACATCCGTCCCGCCGACATTGACTGCGAGCACCTTGCCCGCGTTGCTGGCATAAGTCGGCAGAAGGTTAGTCCGCGCCCCCGATGCGCTCGATGCGCCCGTGCCGCCGTCGGTCACGGCAAGGTCGGTAATGCCCGAAATCGTTCCGCCCGTGATCGTGCCGCCACTGATCGAAACGTTGTTGGCATTCTGGGTTGACATCGTGCCAAGCCCAGAAACCGCCGTGTTCGCAATCGAGATCGCGCTGTTTGCCGCCGCAGTCAGTCGGCCTTGAGCGTCTACGGTAAAGGTCGCAACGGAACTGGCAGAGCCATACGCCCCGGCGCTCACCGCAGTATCGGCAAGGCTGATCGTGCCGGAGGCTGTGATCGGCCCGCCCGTCAGCCCTGTGCCGGTTGCAACACTCGTTACGGTGCCAACTTGCGGCGCAGCAATCGTAACAGTGCCCGCGCCGTTCGTAATCGTGATGCCAGCGCCAGCAGTAAGATTGGCATTTTTCCAGAGCGAGGTCGATGCGTCATAAATGATTAACTGCCCATTCGCGGGTGAGTTGATCTGTACGTCGTGGATTTCGTCCAGTTCGTACCCGTTTTGCACCTTGACGTAAATTTGGCCGTTGCCAGCGTTAGCACGCTCAACCACACCAATATAAACCATGTGATTCGGCGCTTTCGGCTTCGTCGCCGTCAAGGTTCCAGCACTTGCGCCCAGGTACAAAATGTCGCCTTCGTTGTATGCCGAGGTGTTCAGCCCATCAAGGACACCCTGGCAGACAATAAAACCGGCTTGGTTCGGGCCGATGCTTTCAGCAGCAAGGCCAAATGTCGTTGCAGATGTCGGGTCTTGGCCGTTGCTCGCTAACTTAACGCTCGCACGATTCCCGGTCGCTTGGTAAAGATATACCGGCTGGCCCTTGTTGATCGTGACAGATTCTGCGCTTCTAACGTATGCGTGAACTGTTTGCCCAATTACAGATATTGCATTTCCGCCAGGCAATCCGAGTTCTAAACTTGCATTAGTCGCATCCCACACGAGCCTGCCAACCGCATTTGCTGCCGTTGTTGTCGTGTCAAAATCAATGTAATCGGGTGTAGCGATACCGCCGGTTAGCCCGTTCATTGAGGTGATGTCGCTGTTCGCGCCCTTCTTTGCCGCTTCCGGCCAGCCGGTGCGGACGATCACCTCGGTCTCGCTTTCCTCGATGATGACCGAGTTTAATTGCTCATCCACAACCATATTGGTGGATGAGTCGTTAACGATCAAATTCTGATTTGTTTCGTTAACGATCAGTCTCGTGCTCACCGAGTAACCTCCGCGTCAACCGTGAAACAACCTTGAATAAGGCGCGTCACCGTGCCGCCGCTCGAGATCACCTCAAGATCATAGACATATTCGCCCGCAGCCACCGCAGCCGTATCGGTTGCAGAGACCAAAAGCGTGATCGTGCCCGCAGCGCCTCCGAGCGTAATGCGGCTGTTCTCTGTAGTCAGAGACAGCAGCACGCTGGATGAGTCAGCCGTCGCACGCACTTGCATTCGCGCGGTATAACTCGTCAAGTTCACCGGATTGGCCGATGAGTCCTGCCACGTCAGAATGCGCGTAAATGTTGCGCCTTGATCGCAAACGATGTCGTAGTTAGCCGCCATTATTCACCTCGGGCGGAATGGGTGACGTGCCGCCGGGCAATGTCACGCCAAAACTAGAAATGATCTCTTCCTCTGCTTGACGCTCGCGCATCACGTCCTCAATGTCCAACCCACGCTCGGCCAGCGCCTGCGTGCGGGTCATCAGTCCGTTGTTGATGGCGACAATCTGCGCCTCGGCCTCATTGCGCGGATCAACCCACTGCCAGCCGCGCGGCACCCACTGGGTCGCGCTAAACTTGACGAACTTACTTGCGGGCAGATTGACCACGCCAGCATCGAGCGTCTGCCGCAGCCAGCGCAGATACACCGGCTGGCAGAAGTGTTCAATCACCCAATTCTGCACCATCCGCCAGTGATCGCGCTCCTCGAGCAAGCCCTGCCGAATGCTTGAGTACGACACCGCCTCAAGGTCATTCGCCAGCGACGTGTACGACACGCCGAGGCCCGATGCGATACCGCGCAGCATCGCCTTCTCAAAGTCACGGAAAGCCGTGCTCGGGTGCTGCGGGTCGTAAGACTTGAAGTCTACGCCAGCAGGCAACTGCGCGAACTGCCCAGGCTGCACGTCCATCGACAGCGAGCCGTCGGGATTGTTTCCATCGCCTTGGTACTCATCGCCGCTTTCGCTAACGAAAAAGCCCATCTTGCTGGCCGAGATACGCGCGGCGACAAGTTCCGCCTCTTCGTATCCGCCCAACATCTTGAGGCGCGTCATTGCCGTAGCCGTCCACGGTGAGCCGCGATTCTGCCCGATGCGATCCGGTCGGAATGCGTGAATCATCCGATCAGCCGGAATGCGCTCGGTGCGCGGGTTCGTGCTGCCTACTTGGTAATCATCGGGCGGACGCACGCGGACATGGTAAGCAATCGGCCTACCCGCAGCGTCCACCTCGATGCCCATCCGAATCTGCCCGCCATTAGCGAGAATCTCGTTCTTGTCTTGATCCACCAAGTCGGGATCGATGAACTGCAGGCGGAATCGGAATGGGTTTGCGTTGTCCTCAACAAAGAGCACAAAGCATTCGCCATCGCGCGCAACCGATTCGATGAACACGCGCTGCGCGTCAATCCACGACAGCCGACCATCGACCGTGCAGACGCCAGGCTGGCCCCATGCGTAGAACGCTGCCTCTAGTTGCTGGTTCGCAATTTGATCGAGTGCGCCGGTTAACTCTCGAGCGCGTACTTGCAGCGTTATCCCCTTCGGCCCGACTACGTTCGTCGAGACTAGGTTTAGATACCGCCGCGCATAATCGTTATTCTGGCAAAGGTCGCGCGACCGCGCGCGCATCGCTCGCAGAGCGTAGCGCAGATCGCTGTCGGCGGTCTTGGTCTGGGTCATCCAGTCGCTAAACAATCGGCCGGTGTTAGCGGCCTCGAATCCTCGCTTGCGAGAGGGCTTTGGCGTGCGCTTGAAGATATCCAATATGCTCATGCCGAAAACCTCACGCGAATGGTGGCATTGGTGCCGAGACCCTTGCGAATCTGCTCGGCTCGCTGCTCGCGCACCACCTCACCCTTCAGCCGCTCGCGCTCGACGTAAAGATCGGCGCGATTCCAGCGCGAAAGCGACCGGCCCGCAATTGAGTAGGACGCGGCTGCAATGTTGGTCGGGTCTTTAAGATAGGTCTCGATGTTGTCGAGCGCGATCTGTGCGAACGAGCGCGGATCAACAGAATCTGTACTTCGATTCGGCGAAATGTCAAAAACGCCGCGATCAACCTCGACGCGGGCAGAGTCCGACGTGCGGGTGATGTATGCCACCCAGTGATACCGTCCCGGCTCGTAATCGTCGGTCGTGTTTGATACCACCTCGACCGTGTACGCCGTCGTCGATCCTGTCGTGCTAATCGCAATACGCTCGCCGGTAATCTCGCGGCGCAGAACGTAAGACAGGCTGTAAGCAGAGGACGGGTAGTCCGTCACAAGATCAGTGCGCTTCCATGCCCACAGATCGCCGATCTGCAAGGAGGCAGGCTCGCGCGTGGGGTAGTTTGCGGAATCAAAAAGATTAGCCATAGACCACCCCGCTCAACTTACTGCTTCGGCGCGTCATCTTTCGGCAGATGCGGCTCGACCTGTTCGCGCAATTTTAACCACAAGCCATGCGCGTTGGATGACGTCGGCAACTGGCCGAGCATATTGACGATTGCAACGGCCTCGGAAAGTTCAACCTTCAATTCGATATCTTGCATTACTGCACCCACGGCAAGGGAGGATACACAATCGGCGGATTCTTCTGGTTCGCAATCTGCTGCGCCACCGCCGCCTCTGTGGCGTCCTTGTCTACACCGCTCGCCCAGATCCAGCCGAGCACCTGGTCTTTGGTGAGGTCGGCATAAGGGATAAAAGATTCGCCAGACGGCTGGAAAGAAGCCGTGCTGTAGACCGATCCGCTGTAGTTATCCTCGGAGCCATTGCACTGCCAATGCGCCACGATGACGTAATCCGCGCCCTGCTCGGACTGCGGCAGGCAGTCGAGACGGGAAATGTTCCAGTTGTAGTCAATCATTTTTTGATTTCCCAATAATTGCGATTAACGACATACGCATACACCACACACGCCGCGAGCGTGAGCATCCACGAATTGACCCACCACAACGCCCACACGCCAACGAGTTTCAGACTGACCATCACAGGCAACGGGTCGAAGCGAGTGAACAACTTGGCGAGGATTGGGTTCAGTTCCCGCCCGCCTTGCTTCAGCACGGTAAGCGTCGTGTAAACGTCAGCGGCTTGCAGAAGGACATAGAGGATCAGTAGGCCGGTGTTCATGCACTAGCCTTCAGCGCAGCCATGTCGGCTTCCAACTGTTCGATACGCGCCATGGCTTCTTGCAGGGCTTTTGCTGCCTTCATCAGCAGGATGGACGATTTCACCGTCAGCGTCGTGGTGCCGTCCGGCTCTTGCGTCTGCGTGACGTTGCCTTCCTCGTCGGTGACTTCCACCGTTTTCATGTTCGGGTGTTCGTCAACCAAGCCGGGACAGACTTGCGCGAGTTCTTGCGCCACCACGCCAAACATTGCAGGCGCGTCTGGGTTGGCTTCAACGTCGGTCTTCATCCGGTATTTACGGAACCGAATCGACTTGAGGTCATCCCACTGGCTGCCAGCATCTACGATGTCTTGCTTGAGTCTTTCATCAGAGATGGTGCCGTATACGCCGTCGTGGTTTGCGAGGTCACCGTCTGCCCAAATATAGCAACGGATAGCGACATTATCTTCGGCCCTAAAGAAAAACTGAGTATTGTTATCTGGAGCCGCTGCGGTAAATTCAACCGCTATTCCATACGGGGTGCTTGCATTTGAATTTGTAACAAAAACGGTTGGATTGCTTCCATCGCTGTTACGCAATTCATGGTACACGCCAGCCGCATTTCTGTACGTCCCGCTATCACTCGCCTTGAAATAGCCCGCCGCCGTGATGCGTGCGCGTTCGGAGCCAGCAGAATAGAAAAGTACACCCGTCCCGGTTCCCCAAGAGCCATAGTACGCATTTGAATCAGCACCAAAAAATCCAGCAACGCTATATTTTGTCGCGTCGTCAGAGTCTCTGAAATACGCGGCTGCGCCAGTGCTGCTCCGAATATCTAGTGCGCGTCCAAAACTGTTTGTATCAGCCGGACTCGTCGTGCCGATGCCGAGGTTGCCGGAGGAGTCTATCACTGCGCGGAAATTGTTTCCGTTAGTTGCAAACTTTAACGCGCCTTCAGAACGAACAATAAAATCGCTATCAGCCGCTGCACTTAAAAGGCTTGAGCCGTTGCCAATTAAACCCGATGTAGTTGTTGAGTTGTATCGGTATTCCGTATAAACAGTATTTGCGTTCGTTCCCGCAAAAATACCAACAAAGTTTGATCCAAGAACGTGTAACTTTGCCCCCGGACTCACCGTGCCGATGCCGACGTTATTTCCGTTTCCGGCGTAAAGGATGCTTGCGCCTGCATAATCCAAAACATTTAACGCAGCGCGTGATCCGGCCCCACCACCTTGAACATACAACCCATAACCAGTTGCGTTGCTGTTATAAAACTCACCAGCATATTGATTGGCAGCGTTGTATGTAAAAGACGAACTTCCTCCTTGAACGTTAAGTCGATAAGCCCCCGGACTCGCCGTGCCGATGCCGAGGTTGCCGGAGGTGTCAATAACCGCTTTTTCTGTTGCCGAGCCGTTTGTGTAGAAACGAAGATCAAGTCCCGTTTCTGCAAAAAACCCAAGATTAGTGCTTGAGTCTCCCTTTACAAACCCAGTCAAGCCAATAATTCCAGCGGTGGCTCCGTTAGATTGCACAAGCATGGCTGATTTACCAGCAGTCGCAT